TGGTTGCACATTATGACAATAACGAATACGGTCTAGTCAATAAAGTACGTACCGATGCACAATTGAAGAACTGTACCAAAGAAGGTGTACAGGTAATCTACCAGGACGCATTGGAACTCAAGAATTACAGTCAATATCTACCCTATAATGATGTGACAGTCAAAATGAATAATAATCTGTTCACATTGGTGGATGAACTTCACCAAAAGGAAGTAATCAACCAAACCTACTGTGAACTAAAACTAAATACCATATCCAAGTCAGCAGAACAAATACAGAAAGTTATTGGAGGCGAACCAAGATGAGTGCAATACAAGATTTAGCAATTCAAGCACAAGGTTATCAGCAACTATATGAGACAGGTCAATTGACCGCTACTGAATTCAAAGAACTGGTCAACGATATGAATATTGTCGGTCAAATCAATGCTGATGCAGAACAATTAGAAACAAACGATGAATATCATGCTATTTTGATGGGTGCATTACAACTAGCAGAAGCTTTAGCATAAAATGGAACTAACAAAAGAACAACTAAGACAAATCATACCAACGAATCCATATTTGGATCATTGGCACAAAGATTTGGCCTTATTACTACCTGACTACGAAATCAATACACCAGCACGTATCGCTGGTTTCTTGGCACAATGTGTACATGAGTCTAATGGGTTTACAGCACTCAAGGAGAACTTGAACTATAAACCTGCTTCATTGATGAAGATATTTCATAAGTATTTTCCAACAGAAGACTTAGCAAACGAATACTGTGCTAAACCAAACAAACAGGAAGCAATTGCAAACCGAATCTATGCTAATCGTATGGGTAACGGCGATGAAGCGTCTGGTGATGGTTATAAATTCTGTGGACGTGGTGCAATTCAAATCACTGGTAGAGATAACTATTTCTGGTTTGCATCTAGTCTTGAAATTACTCCTGACGAAGCATCAGAGTACATGCAGACCTTTGAAGGTGCATTACAATCTGCTTGCTGGTTCTGGGAAACAAATAACTTGAACAAAGTTGCCGATGCGGATGACATTGTGAAGATGACTAAGATTATTAACGGTGGTGATATTGGCCTAGAAGATAGAACTAACAAGTTCAATCATATCAAGCAAATTCTAGGAGCATAATATGCAAGACCGTAAATTATTAGCGTGGGCATCTTTGTTGCTCATATTACCATTGTCCTTGGCATTTTGTGGACATGATCAATTTCGTTATCCATGCCAAGACCCTAAGAATTGGGATAAAGATGAATGTAAGTACCCTATATGTGACGTTACGAGAACATGTCCAGAACAAATTTTCAAAGGTCAAAGAGATCCTAGATTGGGTCCGCCACCACCCCCTGACCTACAAAATCAAACAACACTTCCATCATGTAAAACAAGTGGAGCAAGCTGTGGAAAATAACGAAGTCCCATTCATGTATACAGAAGACCAGCTAATGGCTCGTCTGAAATTCTTTATTGGTATTTGCTTAGCACTTACATTGACAGGTATTGTCTTTGTTGTGTTATATTCAATTATCTTTATTACTCAACCTTTGAACGCTATTAGTCCTATCGACCAAAAGTTCTTTGAAATGATTATCCCAATCGCTACATTCTTGACAGGTACTTTATCTGGCATTATGTTAGCAGGTAACGACAAAGACCTAAAGGCACAGGCACTAAATGCAGCAACTAAACCACCACCAGTTTCTCCAGCACCAGTCAACGCACCCAGCACATCTTATGTGCCAACAGCATCTTATGTACCTGCACCAGTTGCAAGGCCAATGCCAGTTAGTGTACCAGTTGCAGTACCAGTTGCCGCAGCTGACCCAATCGTTGGATATGGTGGTAAGTTAGCACCTCCACCAGCACCACAACCAGAGATTTAAAATGAACTTTATAAAAAATATGTTAAGTGATAACACAGACAATATTAGTAGTAAAAGAGTAGTTACATTTTTAAGCTTTATACTATGTGCAGCTGCCTTTATTGGTAACACATGGTTTGGGAATAAAGTTGATGAACAACTATTCAATAGTATTATGTACATCGTGATTGCGGGGTTAGGATTTACAGCAAGCGAAAAGTTTGCATCAAAATAAGGAACAATTATGAAACAAATCATTTTAGCAATTACATTATCATTAGTATCAATTGGTTTAGTTCACGCAGAAGCAGAAGTGAAGAAAGTATGCGAAACAACTAAAGATGCTAAAGGTAACGAAAAGCAAGTTTGCAAACAAGTCAAGATTCACAAGAAACTTGATGGTGAAAAATTACCTGAAAAGAAATAAAGCTGTCACGATTTTTGCAGAGTAAAAGGGAAGTGTCAAAAAATGTCAATTGATGACGATATCAAAGTAGACGTTGGGGTTCTAAAATCCCAAGTCGCTACCCTAACTCAACTCTGCGGAAAAATGGATACAGTTATAGAAAAATTAGTGGATGTACACGACCGTCATATAGCGAAAGTCTATGAAGATATGGAACAAAGAAGAAAAGAAACTGACGGTGATATCAGGGAAATCCACGGTCGAATAGATACCGTCCTAGATAAAATGCAAACTACCGAATTGCGTATTATGGATGAAATCAAAAGCCTAAGGAATGTAATCCAGGATCACCAATCAAAAGAAAAGAAACAACTGGATGCCATTCTGCAATGGAAATGGATTATTACCGGTGGTGTACTTGTATTATCATGGTTGCTTTCTCACGTAAATATTGATACAATAGTGAAAGCGTTCCACTAAACTATTGTTTTTTTATTATGAGTATACATATTGATCGATCATTCTTGCTTCGAATGTCACCGAAGCTATCCCAATTCACCCATAGAAAAGAAAACCTGTACAATTTCAGGTGTCCTATCTGTGGCGATTCCCAAAAGAACAAACTAAAAGCACGTGGATATATCTACAGTAAAAAGAATAACTATTTTTACATGTGTCACAATTGTAACGCATCCATGTCGTTCTACAATTTTCTGGACAAAGTAGATCCTTTACTCCTAAAAGAATATCAACTCGAAAGGTACAAAAGTGGTGAGAGTGGTGCCAAAGATAACTATAAGAAACCTGATTTTGCAGAGTTCAAAACAGAAGTACCCAAATTCAAAAAAGAACTTGGTATACCTTCAATTGACTCCTTACCAGAAGCGCACTTTGCAAAAACTTATGTACGAACGAGGAAATTACCGGACGAATCCCTTAAAAATCTATACTACGCAGAAGATTTTAAAAGCTTTGTCGAATCGCTTCAGATTGAAAAAGACGGTCTTATTGCGGGAGACAAAAGACTGGTAATACCGTTCTACGATAAAGATAAAAACCTAATCGGATTTCAAGGTAGATCATTAGGCGAATCTAAATTGAGATATATCACCGTGAAGATGAGTGATGATGAGAATAAGGTATTTGGACTTGATAGGATTGACTTGGACAAGACTGTATATGTCGTGGAAGGTCCTATTGACAGTTTGTTCATTGATAACTGTGTGGCAACTGCCGATTCTAATTTACCCAGTATTACCAAAGTCCTAGATAAAGAGAAGGTAGTACTAATATTTGATAATGAACCTAGAAATAAAGATATTTGTAGGATTATGGAAAAGGCAATTGACGACCATTACCAGGTGGTAATTTGGCCGGACATGGTTGAAGAAAAGGATATAAATGATATAATACTAGCTGGGTTTTCACAGGAAGAAATCCAAGAAATCATAGATAAACATACTCATGTGAATCTAAGAGCTAAGATGGAATTTATAAATTGGAAGAAAGTATAATAATAAAAGGATAATTATGACTGAATATCTGGGTATAAAGATAGACTTAGAGAGAGATAAATTATTTGATGAACTCGGCATCAAAAGACTAAAAGAAAGTTATATGAGAGAAGACGAGACTTCTCCACAACACAGGTTTGCATATGTTTCAAAACAATTTGGAAGTAATCCGCAACATGCTCAAAGGCTTTATGATTACGCTAGTAAACATTGGCTTTCTTATTCTACTCCTATCCTATCTTTCGGTAGGTCTAGTCGTGGTTTGCCTATATCATGCTTCCTTAACTATGTTGAAGATACTGCGGAGGGTCTAGTTGATAATCTTTCTGAAACTAATTGGCTTAGTATGTTTGGTGGCGGTGTCGGGATTGGGTTTGGTATACGTTCGGCGGACGACAAGTCTACTGGCGTTATGCCGCATCTCAAAATTTACGATGCGTCTAGTTTGGCATATCGCCAAGGCCGTACTCGTAGGGGCAGTTATGCTGCTTATCTTGACATTAGCCATCCGGATATTATTCCTTTCTTAGAAATGCGTAAACCAACAGGTGATCCAAATGTGCGTTGCCTGAACTTACACCACGGTATCAATATACCTGATTCATTCATGGAGATACTTGAAAAGTGTATGTTGGATCCGGAAGCGAATGATGATTGGCAATTGATTGATCCAAAATCGAAAGAAGTGAGAGAAGTGGTCTCCGCTAGGCATCTATGGCAACAATTGCTTGAGATGCGTATGCATACAGGTGAACCTTACATTCATTTTATTGATACAAGTAATCGTCACTTGCCTGAATTTCAAAAGAAACTTGGTTTGAAAATACATCAATCAAATTTGTGTTCTGAAATTATTTTACCAACGAATGAAGAACGTACAGCAGTATGTTGTTTGTCTTCACCTAACCTGGAGTATTTTGATGAGTGGAAGAAGAACAAGTTATTCCTCAGGGATGTGGCGGAAATGCTTGATAACGTATTGCAGTTCTTTATTGATAATGCACCTGACACAATCGCCAGGGCAAAGTATTCTGCATCTCGTGAGCGTAGTATCGGTGTGGGCGCACTTGGCTTTCATGCTTACTTACAGCGTAATGGAATTCCTTTCGAGGGTGTCATGGCCAAGGTTGCGAATAACCAAATCTTCAAACATATCAAGAAGGGGCTAGATCATGCAAATTTGGAATTGGGTAAAGAACGGGGTGAGGCCCCTGACGCTCGTGGCACTGGTAAACGTTTTAGTCATACTATGGCTATCGCTCCAAATGCTTCTTCGTCTATCATCATGGGAAATACTTCTCCTTCTGTCGAACCTTATCGTGCTAATGCATATCGTCAGGATACGTTATCTGGCTCATTCCTCAATAAAAATAGATGGTTAGATAAACTCATAAAAGAGAAAGCAAAAGACGAAAATGATTATAACGATATTTGGTCTAGCATTATTGCTAATGATGGTTCTGTTCAACATCTGGATATTCTATCAGACTTGGAAAAGGACATCTTCAAAACATCCATGGAAATAGACCAACGATGGGTTATTGAATTGGCAGCTGATAGACAAGAATCTATCGACCAAGCACAATCATTGAATCTATTCTTTAGACCAGATGCTAATATCAAGTATATCCATGCGATACACTTTACAGCATGGAAGAAGGGATTGAAAACATTATACTATTGCCGTTCTGAGAAGATTGGTAAGGCCGATAAGGTATCAAAGAGAATTGAAAGACAGGTTATCAAAGAGTTAGATATGACACAAGTTGCCCAAGGTAACGACTGTCTTGCTTGTGAAGGCTAAAAATGAAACCCACTATCGCTATGTTTATCAATGATCCAAAATGTTCAGTTCAATCTGGCAATGGAGTATTGAAGGCACTTGAGGACCATTACCATTTCAAACTGTTTTCTAAGAATGAAATGGAAGAAGGTTTCTTTGATAAGAATATTGACATGGTAGCATTTCCCGGTGGGTTTGGTGATTCTGATTCTTTTGATACATTACTTGGTCAGAATGGTAAGTACGTTAGAAAGTTTGTAAGAAAAGGTGGTAAGTACCTGGGTATTTGTATGGGTGCTTTTTGGGCTGGCAGTCATTACTTCAATATCTTAGAAGGTGTGGATGCGGTTCAATATATAAAGCAACCAGGTACTTGTACTAGAAGACCTCATGCAAAGAATATGCCAACAAATTGGTATAATGGTCACTATCAAGATATGTTCTTTTATGATGGTCCAACTTTCATTGGTGATGGAATATATGAAACACATGCTACTTATTTCGATACAGGTATGCCAATGGCTATCATGCAAGGTAATATTGGACTAATTGGTTGTCATCCAGAGAGTGAAGAATTTTGGTATGACAGTTATAGTTGGATGAAAGGTAAGTATCATGGTGGTTTACAACATGAATTGTTATTAGATTTTGTTGATGAATTGATGGAGAGATAAATGTTAGTTATTGAATTAGTATTTGCAGGATTTTGTACTGCAATAGGGTGGTGGGGCGCAGAGCACTATGTGATAGAGCCTTATTTCCCACCAAGTATTGAACAAACTGAAGAAAAGAAAAAGAAATGAAAAGAATATTAAGATTTACAGCAGACTGGTGTAATCCGTGTAAACAACTAAGCGAAAATATTACTCGTGCCGAATTGAAAACTCCTGTTGAAGTTATTGATATCGAGCAAGATAATATGTTAGCAACAGAACACGGTGTACGCAATTTACCTACAATGATTCTATTGGATGGAAATATTGAAATCAGCAGAGTAGTGGGATTGAAAACACCAAAACAAATACAAGAATGGGTCGGAGAATGATTAAAAAAACAAACAATAATTTAGCTGAGAGTAGAACCTCATTCAAACCTTTCAACTATCCATGGGCATACGATGCATGGTTGAAACACGAGCAGTCACATTGGTTGCATACAGAAGTGCCAATGATGGAAGATGAAAAAGATTGGAAGAAAAAACTTACTAAAGAAGAAAAGAAATTTCTTACACACATCTTTAGATTCTTCACTCAAGGTGATATCGATGTTGCAGGTGGTTATGTAAATAATTATTTGCCATACTTTCCACAACCAGAAGTTCGTATGATGCTTCTTGGATTTGCGGCAAGAGAAGCATTACATGTTGCAGCTTATTCACACTTGATTGAAACACTTGGTTTGCCTGAGACAACATACAATGAATTCTTAGAGTATGCAGCCATGAAAGAGAAGCACGATTACGTTATGGGTATATCTGGTCAAAACACAACCAAAGAGAATACAGCAACTCATATTGCTACATTCTCCGCATTTACCGAAGGTATGCAATTGTTCTCCTCTTTCATTATGTTGCTAAACTTCCCCAGACATGGAAAGATGAAGGGTATGGGTCAAATCGTAACCTGGTCAATCGTGGACGAAACCCAACATACAGAGAACATGATCAAGTTGTTTAGAACGTATATCAACGAGAACAATGAGATATGGAATGACGACCTGAAAAGTCGTTTGTACACCGTGGCAGAAAACATGGTGAAGCTTGAAGATAAGTTTATTGACTTAGCTTTTGAAATGGGACCAATGGAAGATTTGACATCAGAAGATGTAAAGAAGTATATTCGATATATCTGTGACCGTAGATTGATATCATTAGGTCTAAAAGGCATCTTCAAAGTAAAACGTAATCCATTACCATGGGTAGAAGAAATGATCAATGCACCAACGCACACCAATTTCTTTGAGAATAGAGCAACCGATTATGCAAAAGGTGCTTTATCTGGAGATTGGAAGGATGTTTGGGCACATTGATACTATATACAAGACTATAAAAAATAAAAGAGGTTTCGTATGGAAAAAACAATAGTAGGAGAATGTAATAGTTGTGAATCATCTTACAACGTACATTTCGTGGAAGAATTAGTATCAGAAGATTTACCTGAACATTGTCCGTTCTGCGGAGAAGTCATTGACACCATCATTGAAGAATCATATATAGAGGATGATAATGATGAGGATAATGACGGATGGGACGACTAAACTGGCAATACAATAAAGAAGATTTTACCGAAGACTTAATTGGTGATAATTACGGGTTCGTGTATCAGATAACCAATCTGACGAATGGAAAAAAATACATAGGGAAGAAATTATTTTACTTCTCAAAAACCAAGCAAGTCAAAGGTAAGAAGAAACGTTATAAAGCTCCATCTGATTGGAAAACTTATTACGGTAGTAATGATAAATTGAACAAAGATGTTGAATCTCTAGGAGCAGATATGTTTCTAAGGGAAATTCTACATCTATGTCAATCTAAGGGTGAATGTGGTTATCTTGAAGCTAAAGAGCAGTTCGTAAGAGGTGTTATTGAAAGCGATGATTATTACAACACATGGATAATGTGCAGAGTGAGAGATACACACATAAAAGGTTATAATGAAAGACGAAAAATATGATTTCTATTCTTTTTGGGAATTACCAGAAGATAATAACAAAACAAAGTTGGACTGTTTGTTATTCAAAGAAGACCACATGGGTAAGTATACGGTAGAAGAAGATACCGAAGTTGGACACAAATACCAAATCCTATTGGTAAGAGACCACAAAGAGGACGAAGACAAATATGCCGACTTGGACGTATTTGAGGCAATCCTGGCACATCCAATAACCTACATCAATCAATTGATACCATCTGGTTGGTATGGCATGGTTATTAGGAAATCCGAGAAATCCAAAGAATTTATTGACAAAGCTGTTGCCGAATTGACAAAATTGTTGTAGAATAGAGTTTTCAGAAACTAGAAAGTTTATTATGATTCTTATTGATCTAAACCAAGTGTTGTTAGGTGGTCTAATGGCACAAATCAACAAAAAGAATGTCAAGGTTGAGGAAGACTTATTACGTCACATGATCCTCAATACCTTACGTTACAATATCAAACAATTCAAGAACCAATACGGAGAAGTCGTACTATGTGCTGACAACCGTAAGTATTGGAGAAAAGAATTCTTTCCATATTACAAAGCTGGTCGCCGTAAGTCCAGAGAGAAGTCTGCTTTAGACTGGCATATGATTTTCGACTTTCTTGCACAATTCAAGCAAGAGTTGAGAGACAATTTTCCATACAAGGTTATCGATGTGGAGGGTGCGGAGGCAGATGATGTTATCGGTACACTCGTTCCCCGTCAAATCATGCATGAAGACATCCTGATTCTATCCAGCGATGGTGATTTCCCACAACTTCAAATGTACAATGGTCGTTCTAAGTATAAAGTGAAGCAGTACAATCCATCTTTGAAAAAGTATGTGATATCTGATAAACCATTAGATGATTTGAAAGAGAAGATTATCCGTGGAGATAAAGGTGATGGTATTCCTAACATCTATTCTCCAGCAGATTGTTTTGTGCGGGATTTACGTCAAAAGCCAATCACTAAAGGTGTTTTAGAAAAACTAATGGAAAAACACTACGGTGAATGGGAAGATGAATCAGCTAAAGCAGGATTTGTACGTAACCAGGTATTGATTGACCTAAGGCATATCCCTGGTGAACTGAAAGACAAAATCATAAATAATTATGAGGAATGTAAACCTGCATCTCGTACAAAGATGTTGAATTACTTCATTGAAAAGAAACTAACAAACCTAATGGATGTGATTGAGGAATTTTGATGAAAAACATTTATGAAGTATTTGATGAATTTGAGTTAGCTACTAATAAGAAAGAAAGGATGAAGGTTATCGAAAACAACCTATCACAGGCACTATGTGATGTGTTGATGCTAACCTTTCATCCCGATTATGAGTTTATAATCACCGAGGTACCTGAGGAATATACACCTACTTGGGACAATAAGAACGGATTCTCCCGTTGCCAATTATCTACAGAGTTGAGGAAGTTGTATATGTTCAGAAAGGATGATCCAACAGCGATTGTTCTTACTGAACGTAGAAGAAAAGAGTTACTAATTTTATTATTAGGTTCATTAGAACCAAGAGAAGCAGAAGTGGTTATGGGGATCTTTCAAAAAGATCAAGGTGTGAAAGGATTGACATATGATTTTGTAAAAGAGGCTTTCCCTAACATGTTACCCTAAATGCGAAAAAAAGAAAAGATAATAGTTACTTGTGGTAAGTTTGATACAATAAATCGTGATGAATTACGCCTCTTGAATATGGCAAAAGCCAAGGGTGATTGGTTGATTGTCGGCGTCTATTCTGATTTATGGATGTATAACAATAATCAAGGGTTTTTACAGAACCATGAGACAAGAACAGAAGTAGTGAGAAATATAAAATGCGTTGACGAAGTTTTCCGGTTCAATGATTATGACAATACAGTTTGTCAATTGTTGAGACTGGTGAAAATTGTATATCCGAATTCTGATATTACTTTTCTATCAGAAGACGATATGCATAACATGCCTGAGACTAAAATCAGAGGCATAACATTTGAAGTTATAAAGTAGGAGAAATTTGTGTCAAGAAAATTTGACCAGCATAGGTTTACAGAAGATGATGAGTTGGATTACGGAGAGAGATTACACCGTGAGAAAACAAAAAGAGTAAAACGTGGCAAAGAACGCCGTTTCGAGGATTTCGAATATGCGCCACCACGTAGAGAAAAACCGTTGCGTAAATACAACAACGCATATTGACAAAATTCTTGGTTCGTGTATAATATACTAATCTTTGAAAGGATTTGTCATGATATTACACGGTAAAATACCCAAGTCAAAACAACGCAAAGTACCTAAAGCAGTACAAGCGCAGAATGAGCTTTGGTTAAAGCAAATTGAAGCTATGGCGCCAAAAATCACCAAAATTCCCAAATTCAAACCTACATATAGTCTGTCACCAGCACCTGGCCGGCAGACTGTGCATTATCCATCATTGTCTACTGGTTTAGCAGTAGCAACAAAAGCACCACCGAAAGTTTATACTGGCGATAAAG